TCATGAGTCACGCCCGCGTTTTCGAGGGCGCGAGCCGCAACATCCATCGAAAACCGAAACAGGAGTTGCGTCGCATCGGCGGCAGCAATGACAGTGCGTTCGGCAGCGACGGACTTGTCGTCTCCGTGGATTACCTCGCCGCCGAGAGTCACGAGGCAGACGTAAGCACCGGGAGCGTAGCCGAGAGCATCCAGGGCCTCGGCGCTCGCGTGCAGCCCTTTCTCGCACATCCTGATAGGCGAGGAAACTTTGAGCGTTTTCCCGATTACGATGGGGCGCTCGTCACCGTAACCGAGCTTTCGGTTGTCCTGCGCGAAATGCCAATATGTATTCGCGGGGCGCTTTTTCATTGAACTCAAGCCCGCACCTGTCCGGCTTTGCGCGCCTCGGCGGCGAGCGCGTTCATCAGGTCATCAAGGGCTTCCCGAAACGTCGTCGCTCTGCACTCGGGATCAGGCTCCGTGGGCTGGTACATCGGGTGCGCGCCTTCGTATGCGGCCTTCCAGATTTCGGAAGTCCATTTCCCATCGTTGAAGGAAACGAAGCCGCTACCCGGTTTGTTGGTTTCTCCAACTTCGAGGTAGACCCTGTTGCCGTCCATCCACGAAAGCCGGTCGGTATCGAGTTGGCGAATCTCGGAAAGCAAGCGGTCGGAAAGCTGCGCGACCTTGCCCGTGATCGGCTCCAGCTTCGGAATGTCGCCCCAGCTCGGCACTTGATCCATTGATTCCTCCCTATGCATGAGAGGAATCCTAGCGAAAGAACGCTAACTATGCAAGAACTTTATTTAAGCGATATATCGCTAGGTTGGCACGAAATTAGCGTTAGACGGATGAATCCCGGCTAGGTGGGTGTTACAGGTCGGGGACTACGCCAGCAAGGCAGCGGCCCACGAACTCGGACAGGCCGAGGAGAACGGTCTGGCGGGTTTCGGGCGGATCGAGGGAGGCGGAAATGAGGGCCGCGATCCGATTTGGGTCTATGTCTCCGGTCGCGGCTATGGCATCGCTGTTACAGCGCTCAATCCGCTGCAACAGGCTGCGGACCCTATTGGCTGGCATCTTTTACCTCCCGGCACCGAAGTTACAGACGTTAGGGCGCCGTTGCAATATGCGACACTCAGTTTCTTTTCTTCTTGGCGGTTCGCAGAGGGGGAAATGCCTGTTCGACTCTCTGATCCGGGACCGGGGTAGCTCCCAGCATCTTTTGTAGTGCGGCCTGACGGGTGGTTTCCGTATCGGCAAGAAGTTCCCACGGCTGGACATCCAGAGCATTGGCGATTGAGACCAGGAGGTCCGTGGTTGGGGAGGCTTCGCACCGCAGCAGTTTGCTGAGATTAGATTGGGAAACCCCCGCCTTTGTTGCTAACGCATTCGCAGATTTCAGGTTGACCGAGCGGTCCATTCCCGTTCGGATGTTGCGCGCAAGTATTTGTCGTAACGCCATATTGTTCATTCCCCCATTTTGGCCGCTTGCCCTAGCGGATGGGCGCTATCAGATTTCGCTTGACGCCGTAAGCGTTTTTCCGCTAGGGTAGCGCATGGACAAAGAGGAAGTACGTCGCCGTCTAGGCCAGTACAACCGGATGGAGGTCCACCGGGAGACGGGGATTCCATATATGTGGTTAGCCCGTCTGGAGTGGGGGAAGATAAACGATCCCCGCTCGACGCGGATGGACCAGCTCCGGGCGTATCTATTGGCCCGCGAGATTCGGGAGGGCGCGCCGCGATGATTCCGGCGAGCGCCCGCACCAACCAAAAGCTTATTTCCTCTCTCACCGGGGGCTTCTGATGGCTGCCTCCAAGCGTCTGCGCTGCGTCAAGGTCTGCTTCGATGACCAACAGATGCTTGACCTCGCGGAAATCGCGGAGAAGGAAGGCCGTCGCGTTGCGGACATGGCTTATACGTTCTGCCTGCGCGGGATGTATGGGTGGCGAGAGTCTGCCCAGCCCAAGCTCAATTGGGAAGGAACCGCGAGGGACGATGATTAACCCACAGTTCCGTCTAGTGGCCGGATGGCTGTTGGGGACCCGCAAACCACTACCTCTTGTGCAAACCGGCTGGCAAACGCTCGTTGCGGGGCTGAGAGCCAACCTGGAGCGGCTTCGGGAGCAACCGAAATATCCGCCGCTGGAGGAGGAGCCGGAATGAAGCCCTCCACCTATCTTCGAATCCGAGCCTGCGCGTCCTTCATCGGGATCGAGTGCGACGTAGTGCAGCCCTTGAGAGCTATCTACTACCACGCCCTTGTGGGGCCTGGAATCGGCGAAGGCAAGAGACCCGCTTACCGCCTCAAGGACGAGGGTAGGGCGCTGCGGCTTTGCCTAGCCGCCTCGATTGCGGAGGCCAATGGTGAATAGCTCCTCTCTTTTTCTTCGCCGGAACGTGTCTGAGGCTCCCAGCGCCCCGCTCCAATCATCGGCCACGCCATTCCTAACGTCTATCGGACTGGCGGCAATTTGGGCGTCAGAAATGTCCCACAGGAAAATTCCAGGCGAATCCAAGATTGCGCGCGCTCGCAGTATCGCCGCCGAGGTCCGGCAGCGCAGAGGAATGGTGGTGAAGCGCCTTGGCTGATTGCCTCGTCAGGGTTCGCCGGCCGGACGGCAAGGAAACCATCTTGCGGGTGCCGGAAGAGCATTTGCAGCGCGTCTTGGATCTCGCTAACGGTGAGTTCGGAGACAGAACGATCGTTCTCGACGGGCCGAAGTTGCCCGAGGAAGCGAAGTGAGCGCGGGGTAGGGTTCCTCCCTGTAGGCCGTGTTCTCCCGAGCGGTGCGCGAAGTCGGGGGACTTCTACGAAAGGGAAGCATGGCCGGCGATTGGATCAAGGTGGAGCAGGCGACCGTAGATAAACCGGAGGTTTTGAGATTGGCCGAGCTGATGGGATGGCACCGCCGCCAGGCCCTCGGGTTGCTCGTCGAATTTTGGTGCTGGCTCGATAAAAACCTGTCCGAAGAATGTCCGGATTTTGTCCGGCACATGTCCAGGAAAAGTCTAGACGAAGTCCTCCACGTACCCGGATTTGCCGCTGCGCTTGAGCATGTAGGGTGGGCCAAATTCGACGATGAATGCGCCGTAATGCACATCGTCAACGCCGAGCGCCACAACGGAAACACAGCAAAAACAAGGGCGTTAGACGCGAAACGTAAGAAAGAAAAGCGTCGTCAAAACGTCCAGCAAATGTCCGTTTCCGATCCGGACGTTTCCGGGACTAGAGAAGAGAAGAGAAGAGATATATATACGCGCAAGTCGCCGGAGACCCCGCTTCCTAAAGACTTCGTCCTTTCCGAGCGCGTGAAATCGTGGGGTGCCACAAAGGGCTATACGCCGGAAGCACTCACTGCCCATTTTGAAAACTTCATTTTGCAAGCAGCGGCTAAGGGCTACACGTACCGCGATTGGGACTCGGCGCTGATTAAGGCGGTAGCGGCGGATTGGGCGAAGGTGGGCAAGGGATCGCGGAGGCTCGCGGTATGAATGCGCGCTTGCTAGACCCGATTCAATTTCACGGCGCGGTTGACGAGCTGTGGGACCGGGGCCTGCCTCCTGGAGATCTCACGGGCTGGCCGAGTCTGGATCGGCACTACACAGTCGCTCCGGGTCAAATGACCATCGTGACGGGCTGGCCGTCTTCCGGAAAGTCGGAATGGCTCGACGCCCTGCTAATCAACCTGATTCACCAGGGCTGGTATGCGGCGATTTTTTCGCCTGAGAATCGGCCGGTCGAACTGCACATCGCCAAGATCCTCGAGAAAATGTCCGGCAAGCCGTTTGGTCACGGCCCTACCGAGCGGCTGACGAAGCGCGAAGTATCCGAGTTGCTAGTCAAGGAGGTTGCCTCCCGAATCGCGTTTGTCGAGCCGCCCGACGAAGAGGTATCTCTGACCGCCCAGAACGTCATAGAAGCGGCTTTGCCGTGGCTGGAGTCCCGCAAGCAAGGGGCGAAGCGCGCGCTTGTCATAGACCCCTGGAACGAGCTGGAGCATTGGAGACCGCGAGAGCTTTCGGAAACCGAATACGTCTCCAGAACCCTGAGCCTGGTCCGCAAGTGGGCGCGGAAGAATGCAGTGCATGTGTTCCTTGTCGCTCACCCGCAGAAGATGCGCCGGGGCGATAACGGGAAACTCCCCATTCCAACGCCGGACATGATTTCCGGCTCCCAGCACTGGTGGAACAAAGCCGATTGCAATATCACCGTGCATCGGGAGCAGGGGGATTCTCCGTCGGACGAGGTCGAAATCCACGTCCAGAAAGTGAGGTTCAAGAACATCGGCCGGCAGGGATTGGTCGTCCTTCGCTACGACCGAGTGAGCGGTCAGTACCGGGAACAGCCGCACAACATGTACGACGTAAAGCGCCGATGAAGTATTTCCTTGAGCGCCGCGCCGAATTGCTTGGCGGTAGGCTTCGCCGGCCAAAGACGGGGGACGCGCGAACCTTGGAGGCGCACGCACGGAGGCAACGGACTGCGCGGATTAGCGAGTCGGCCCGCACCGCCGCTCGCCGGCTGGAATGCGTATGGGCGCGAGTGACTTGAGAGCTCGCCGTAAGGACGCCAACCATACCGAGGTCGGGGATTTCCTCCGAGAGAGAGGATTCAGCGTCCTGGACCTTGCACAACATGGAATTTCCTGCGATTACGCCGTGAGCTGTCCCGGATTCGCGGCGCTGCTTGAGGTGAAGGACGGCACCAAACCGCCGAGCGCCAGAAAACTGACACCTGAGGAGGAGAGGCTGAAAGCGAACTGGCAAGGGCCCTACGTACTGGCGCTTGATCCTGTGGACGCCTATTCGCGCTTGATGGCCGAGAAGTACCTAGCGCATAAGACTCTCTGTGGCGCATTCGATCAATAACCAAGAGAGAGCCTACGCATTGTGGAAAGGCTCTCGAATCCCGCTCAAGACCTTGGCGGCCGAGGTCTGTATCTCTTATGCGACGTTACGGAAGTGGGTAGCTAAGTGGAGGAAGAATGCAAAAAATGGCAAGGGCCCTTTCTGGAAACCTCACGCAGAGACAGGACGAGTGCCCCCTAGACGCCCTGACTGCGATGGCTCTAGGCTCGCTCACGCCTGGAAGGGAGTCGCACTTGAACAGTCTAGGAGTCTCTCTAATCGCCTTCAAACACGCGAGACAGCCAGCTTTTCATGCGCGGGCGATGGGGAGTCTGGCGTCGGCGTTGAAGTGGTACAAAGTCCGCAGGAGAGACGAGATAGCGAAGCAGGCGATTCTTGAGTGGGTCGTAGATGCTTGCGAAGCCTGTACCGGAACTAGGGAGGTCTTCGATACCAACGGGGTTTCAAGACCGTGCATGAGCTGTAGCGCCTCGGGCAAAAGACGGTACTTTGACGAGGACAGGAAGGGTTTGCCGGGGAAGTCTATGGGGGATGCGCATGCAGTTATATCGCTTGCTGTCTCGATTGCGGTCAGAGGGGCTTTGAGGAGGTTGGTATGAAGCTATGTAAGGACTGCAAACACTATTGCGAGGGCGAGGAATTTAAGTCCTCGTCTCGGGGCGCGACCTCAATTCGCGTCGTTGCTTTTTGCGAGAATCCAGAATGCGCGGAGCCGATCTACGGGCATCCGGTTGCCTGTGAGACCGCGCGGCTAGCCCGCTGCGGCCCGGACGGATGGCGCTGGGAAGCGAAGTGACTGTCGATTTACCCAAAAAGGGTAATTCTGGATGTTCACTTTTCTGTTAGATGCGCGTCTAATGGGGCAGGGAACAAGGGCTTGCCGCTGCCCAATGCGGCTAGGACTGCGCCGGGGACGATTCCACTAAAAAGGCCCGGTGGCGCTAGACGATAAGTTTGCTTTGGCTGCCGAAGGCTCAAGGGATTTGAGCATTCCCGCGCGTTGCAAAACCTCGGCACTTGTTAGTAACTACCTAGGTTTTGCCACTTGATTTAAGAATCTCTCGCTGAGATCGCCTACCGAAGCGTCATTCGGCACTTGGGCCATAACAGGCCCTCTTTTTTTGCCCTTCTACGACCGTCTTTTCTGGCGACTCTTTGAGCTGCTAAGGCCAAGGTCTGTCCATCGCTGCTATTTGCATGGATCAGCCTGGATCGCCCAAAGACGAGGAGGGGTTATCTGTCTCTACTGTCACGAGGACTGCCAATAGGTGCTTAGAGCATCACAATTCAACGGCGCTTCTGTGTCCATTACCGGGGGAACGATAACCGGGACGAACGCCCCTTATGAGCTAGGCGGCTCGGCGATTCCGTTTATCTGGTGCTCTAGCGGCACCATGGGCAACAACGGGGCGATGTCCGGCATTACGGCGCTGCTCTACAACCCCGGGAATGCATGGGTGCTTCTGCCGGCTGGAGCGATTGCGGCGGGTGTTCCTGCCGCCGCCACGTGGTACGCAGCTCAGTTTTCATCTACCAGCGCGGCCACGATCTTCAACAACACCTATACAGGGCCTGGGGTTCCTGCGTGGCCCACTGCCCTGACGCCGTTTTCAACGACGGGCCCCGGCGCATTTACGGGAGTCAGCGCGCAGACAACTGGCCCGTCGCTTACTGTGCCCGCCAACTCGATGGGCGCAAACGGCTACGTCGATATTTGGACTGCATGGCAACACACGAATAGCGCCGCAAGCAAGATTGTCATTGTCTCTTTCGGCGCGACTAACGTATTGGGCCCGACCGATACCACGACGGATTACATCGAAAAGAGAACGATGGTCCGCAACCGTGGAGTTACCGGCGTACAAGTATCAAGTACCACGATCAGCGCGGCATTGGGTCTCGCGCAAGGCGGGGGCACCAAAGTAATGACGGCGGCTGTAGATACCACGGCGAACGTTACTCTGGCGTTTGCGGCGACTAATGGAACGCCTGCCACGAACAATATTGTTCTTGAGGGTTTCTCTGCCCTTGAGAAGTATGCGCAGTAGATGAAGCGCGACTCGGTTTATTAGAAATACCCTCAGAAATTAACAGAGGAACCCATGAAATCCGATGATGGATTGCCGGTAGCAATCCCCCGCACCTTTGCGCCGCTCTCCGGCGCGCCAGCTAACCTGGCCGTCACCAATGCCAGCCAAGCGGTCGCGCTTACCCAGATCATTCCTCAGGGCGGTTGTAACTGCCGTATTGCGACTACCGGAACGGGTGGGGACGTCCATGTCCGCTTTGACGGCACGGCAGCTACCACTAGCGACATGCGGCTCCTTGTAGGCACGGTCGAAGTCTTTACCCTAGCTTTTGGAGCGAGCATTACCGCGATCTTGGATTCGGGGACTTCGGGGACAAACATCAACGTCACTTTAGGGATGGGGGCGTAATGGCTAACTGGATTCAGGGGGCGCACATTAAGAAAGGCGCACTCCATAGGGAAATGGGCATTCCGCAGGGCAAGAAGATCCCCGCCAAGAAACTAGCCGAAGCGGCTAAACAGCCGGGCATCTTGGGTCAAAGGGCCCGTCTTGCCGAAACCTTCAAGAAAATGAGGAGCAAGTAGATGGCGAAGAAGCAATCCAAAGGACTGGCTACTGGCCTTCACAAGCAATACTTCAATGGCAGCCCAGAGCATGTGGGCAAGAAACCGGCTCCCGCTCCGATTAAAACTCCGGCTCCGAAAGGATACTAATGGCCTTCCCCAAATCACAGAACAGCTCCAACGGCATGAGCAACAAATTCGGCAATGCCATTGGTGAAGACGAGCGCAGCAACAAAGGCCCTACCTCTTCGAGCAAGACCATTGGCGTCATTAAGGGCCGTCTTAGTTACTCGAAGTCCAACATTTCGAGCCTGGACCAAGGCGTAAAGACCGCTCGCGGCTCGAAGCTGGAGCAATAACTAATTCAAGGCGCTAAGTCTTGTGGCAAATAGGGGCGCGCCGATTGGGAACAGAAACGGGGCAAAGGGCAAGGCGTGGGACGACGCCCTCAGAAAAGCTCTTGTGCAGTATCAAGCTGACGGCGTGCCGCAAGGCCAAGCATTAGCCAAGATCGCGGACAAGGTTGTGTCTCTGGCGCTGGCCGGCGACAAGGATGCTTGGAAGGAGATTGGCGACCGGCTGGACGGCAAGCCCAGCCAATCCATCGACCAGAACATTACCCACAGGGTCGAGGAATCCATCAGCGAAGAACATGCTCGGCTGGTAGCCGAGGGCTATCTTGAATCCCTTAGACGTCATCAAGGCAACGGCTCCAAAGAGCTTGGTAGCGTACACGGCGGCCATGCGGCCGGACTACCGAGCGGCGAGCCTGCACCACAGGATAGCGGCCGCACTTGAGCGGGTAGAAGCTGGCTTAACTCGCCGGCTGATGATCTTCGTTCCCCCGAGGCATGGGAAGTCGATGCTTACCAGCGAGCATTTTCCGGCCTGGTATTTGGGGAGGAATCCGGCCAAGTCGATTGTCTGTGCAACTTACGCACAGGACTTGGCTGATGACTTCGGGCGGAAGGTCCGAAATCAGATGATCGATCCCCTGTACGCCGAGATATTCCCCGGCTGCCGGGTGAGTCCCGATTCCGCCTCGGTCTCGAGAATTGCCACGGAGCAGTACGGCAACTACTTCGCGGTTGGTATTGGTGGCCCGCTAACTGGCAGAGGCGCGAACGTTCTGTTAGTGGACGATCCGCATAAGGACAGGGCGGACGCCGAGAGTCCGTTGATGCGGAAGAAGGCGAAGGACTGGTTTCAGTCTGTTGCCTACACCCGCTTGATGGATGGTGGGGCTGTGGTTCTGATGATGACCCGCTGGCACGAAGATGACCTTGCGGGCTGGCTGAAAGCAGAACACGCGGATGAAGGCTGGGAGATCGTGAATATCCCGGCAGAACCGACGCCGTGGCCGGAGAGATACCCGGAATCCGAGTTGCAAAGGATTCGTAGGATGATCGGCCCTAGAGAGTGGTCGGCCCTTTACATGCAGCAACCGATACCGGGTGGGGGTGGGGAGTTTCACCGGGCTTGGTTAAGGCACTACGCCGAGAATCCGGTCAATGTCGGCGCGGGGCAGAACAAATACATCCTGGTTGACCCCGCCGGAGAAAAGCGGAAGGACAACGACTACACCTCCATGTGGGTCGTTGGGCTTGGGGCGGATGGGAACTATTACATCCTAGATATGGTGAGGGACAGGCTAAACCTCACAGAGCGCGGGCAGACCTTGATGCGCTTGCATCGCAAGTGGAAGCCCATAGACGTCTTCTATGAGCGTTACGGGATGATGGGCGACATTCAATATGTGCAAGAGCTTCAGGGCCGGGAGAACTACAGGTTCCTGATAACCGAGGTCTCGGGAGCGCTGAAGAAAGAGGACAGGATTCGCAGGCTTGTACCCCTCTTCGAGCAAGGGAAGATCTACATGCCGGCGAGTCTTCATTACGCCGATTCCGAGGGGCAGGTTAAAGACTTGGTGGCCGAGTTCATCGAGAAAGAATACGTAGCTTTTCCTGCCGGATTGCATGACGACATGCTCGACAGCTTGGCGAGGATTACTGAGACAGACGGCAAGAGGAATGGCGAGTCGGCGAAGCTGAATCTCGTCTGGCCGCAGCTTCAGGGCGAAGAAAAGTCCGACCGCTACCGGAAATACGATGAGGACAGGAGCAGCGCGTGGGCCGCATAGACCATTACAAGCCGGTTTCGACCTACGTGTTAGACCCCCTGGAATATACGGCTCTTGGAATCCAGGTCGCCAAGAAGATGAACGGCGAGGCGAAGTGGAAGCAGATCGAAGAGGCTAGGTGGAATCACCCCGACGGGGCGAAAAGCTCCTGCTTCATCAACGGGGCGGTTATCTATGTTCACCTGAAGCCCGATCGGTCGGCTCCGGGCATGAGACCTCCTGCGGATTGGCTGCATGAAGCTGGAATTACGGATGCCAGTTTGTGGGAGGCGAGACAGCTCCTGGACCTGAAGGAAAACTTCACCTTCCGCGAAGAGGTGAGGAACGAGATTTTCGAGCAGATGGACGCCGCTCAATTAGAGGACAAATGACGACCCGTTACGAAGCGGAGTTGCAAGAGATTGAAGGCCGGATGCGGAATCCGGCCAAGAAGATTCACCAAGGCGAGATTGCGCACGTTCAGGAGCAACGCGAGCGGGAGAGGCTTCGCGCCCAACGAACTAAAGAACTCGGCCCTGAAATCACCTGCCAATGGCTTGATGGAGAACCGGTCTACGGGAAAGAGGCAACCGCTAGAGTCCTGATCGGCGGGAAGTCGAATGCTTATACCGTGGAGCCCCATATCTACGAACAGGGGGCGAACGGGTCTGTTCCTAAACCGTCGCCGCAGCTCGCCAAGTACGGCTATGACGGGCTGGTAGAACAGTGGGCCTTGTGGAAATGGCACATTGCCCGCGGTTCTGAGATCGACGAGCACGACCGCTTTATCCTTGATTGCGAACCTCCGAAGTTCGTATGGCTGGAGGCGATCCAGGTAGAAAAGCCCAAGCGCGGGCGGCCCAAAAAAGAAACGGTCTAAGTGCAAGTCACCCCCAACGAAGTCACCGACGATAAAGGTGGCGAGGGGAAGCCTTGGCCCACGTCCGACGAAGATGTTATCCAATGGGTCGCGCAGAGGCAGAAAGACGCCGAACAAGGCCTTGGAGAATGGTACGAGCAGGCTAAGACCGATTTTGCGTTTTCAGAGACGCGGCAATGGTCGGAAGACGACGTTGCAAAACTGGAGCATGAGAAGCGGGTCGCGGTAACTTTCAACCTCGTCCATAGAACGGTTAACTCGATTTGTGGACAGGAAGTAGCGAACCGGCAGGAAGTGAAATTCCTTCCTCGGCGGCTGGGAGACGTGCAAGATGCCTCCGACCCCATGTCTTCCGCAGTTAAGTGGTTCCGCGATAACTGCAATGCCGAAGACGAAGACTCTGACGCATTCAGGGACATGGTGATTTGCGGGATGGGCTGGACCTGCACCCGCATGGACTACGAAGCAAAAGAAGAGGGCGAGCCTGTCGTCGAAAGACGAGACCCCCTCTTGATGCGGTGGGATCTAGCGGCAAGGCGGAAGAACCTTGCGGATAAGAAGTGGGTTCAATCCGATTACTGGATGACCAAGGAGGCTATCCAGGATCGCTGGCCGGATGCGGATATTTCAGCTCTTACGAACATCGATGCGCCGAATAATGCTGATCCTATCGATGCGACCGAGAACTGGAAATACAAGAACGATGCATCGGGCTATGAGAAGTTCAAGGACCAGTGGAGGGTCGTTCACCACGTAGAGCGATTCACGGTCCCGGTTCACAGGGTTATAGACCCGGTTTCGCAGAAGATCATGTCGCTGACCCCAGAGCAGTTCAGCGACCTGAAGGAGAAAGCCGCACAGATTCCGGGGATGCCGGTTCCGACCTCGGTTCCCGGCAGAAAGCGTGTTTATTGGGAGTCGTGGTCGGTTGGTAAGACAGCCCTGAACTACGGCGTAGCGAAGATCCAGAACGGCTTTCAGTACGAATGCATGACCTGCGTTCGTGAGCGCGAGACGGGTTATTGGTTTGGAGTGGTAAGGCTTCAGATCGACCCGCAGAAATACACGAACCGCATGGGTTCGCTCCTGATGAGCATTCTTGCCACGGGAGCTAAAGGCGGGGCGCTTTACGAAACGGGGACGTTCGCCAACCCGAAGAAGGCCAAGCAGGATTGGGCGAGGCACGACGGCATGGTGGAGGTCAATCCCGGCCGGCTGAATAGTGTGGTGCCGAAACCCCAGGCTCAGATGCCGCCGGGCTCTGTGGACATGATGCAACTGGCGATGTCGATGATCCAGGACGTTCCTGGCATCAACATCGAAATGCTGGGGCAGCAGAAGAACGACCAGCCCGGAATCGTAGAAGACATGAGGACCAAAGCGGGGTTAATCATTCTCGCCTCGGTCTTCGATGCCAAGCGGCTTTACGTGAAGCGGCAGGGTCTGATCCTTGCCGAGTTCGTGACCAAGTTCCTATCCGATGGGCGTCTTATTCGGATTTGGGGGCCGCAGGGGCAGCAGTTCATTCCTTTGGTGAGAAACCCCGAGGTCACGGAATACGACATTGTGGTGGATGAATCTCCTGCGTCTCGGGACGTAAAGGAAAGGACGTGGATTGTCCTGAAGGAGATCATGCCCGGAATGATGCAGATGGGCGTTCCGATTCCTCCGTCTGTGGTCGATTACCTGCCGATTCCTGAATCTCTGGCAAACGACTTCAAGCGGTCGATGGCGATGAAGGCTTCGCAGCCTCCGCAACCGCCGCCGGAAGTCTTGAAAGCTCAAGCGCAGGCTAATTCCGCGATCCAGGTTGCGCAGACCAAAGCGGCAGTTCAGGCCCACGCGGAACAGGCCCGAATGGCGGCAGACGTGCAGATCGAGCACGACAAGGCGCAGGTACAGCTTCAGTTGAACGCGATGAAGCAAGCCCAAGACGCGCATTTCCAGCAGCAGCAGGCCGTTTTGCAGCAGCACACGACCATTCTCACGGCGATCATTAATCAGATCGGGAAAGTCGCTGCCGCTGAAGTTACGGCCTCGAAAGACACAGATTCAGACGCTCGCAATTTCACGAGCGCATCAGCTTATCCGCAGTAAGTCTGCGCCGGACAGTTTCCGGCATTCGCTAGGGGGCGTTATCCCAGATGTCTGAGTGGAACCAAGAGTCAGTAGAGCAGCAAGCGGCGGAACTTGAGAAGACACAACAACAACCGGAGAAGCCGGAGCCGGAGCCGCAGGAACAGCCGGAAGCGAAGGAAAAAGTAACCGAGCAGGTCGAGAAAGTCGTTCCGCTTCCCGCACTACAAGAAGAGCGGAAGAGACGTCAAAGGCTGGAGGCAGAAAAGACCCAGCTTGCGAGCCAACTGGCCGAGCTTCAGCGCCAACAGCAGGAAGTCATGGCGCGGCTTACGCAGCAGCAACAGCCGCAGGCTCCAGACCCTTCGGTAGACCCCGCTGGGGCAATTCTTCACACGCAGCGGCAGACGCAAGAGCAACTAGCGGCCTTGCATCGGGAGCAGCAACAAGCCCGAGCCCTACAGGCTCAGCAGTTGCAATGGAATCAGTTTGTCGCAAGCGTCCAGGCCGAAGAAGCTGAATTTGCGAAGACCCAGCCCGACGTCGGTGAAGCAATCAACTTCCTGAAGGCGGGAAGGGCCAAGCAATACGAAGCGATGGGCTGGGATGCGGCTCAAGTCGCGGAGCAGATCAAGCGGGACGAGTTGCATTTCATCATCGAAGCCAAGAAGCGTGGAGAAAACCCCGCCGAGGTCGGTTATCGGATGGCGCAAGCCGCCGGTTACGTAGCTCCTGCCAAGAAGCTGGAAATGCAGAAAGAGGGGCAAGGAGCTTCAGGGGCTGGAACCCAGGGCGGCGGTGGTAAGGGCGGTGGAATGCCGTCCTACGAAGCTCTTTTGAAGATGTCACCCGAGGAATTTAGTAAGGCTACGTCCGGCAGTAATTGGGCGAAGCTGATGAATCGCTAGTCCGGTCTTAGGCCGTTCTGCACGGGGCAGTCATCCCCGCTGTGGTCATCGCTCCACATAAATCCGCGATGTGCGCTGCCACGTTTGGCAAACCCACATCAACTCAATTTATTGGAGCATTTGAATGGCTACCACGCTTTACCAAACTGGTAATGCACTGGCGGTCAAGCTGTTCGCCAAGAAGCTCTTTGAAGAGGCCCTTAAACAGACCTACTTCGCGCGCTTCATGGGCAGCGGGACCGACAACGTTGTGCAGGTCAAGAACGAAACGTCCAAAGGCCCCGGTGACAAAATCACCATCGGCCTGCGAATGCAGCTTTCCGGTGCCGGCATCCAAGGCGACGGGACGCTGGAGTCCAACGAAGAAGGTCTTACGACTTTCTCCGACGCGGTTGTGATCGACCAACTTCGCCATGCGGTTCGCTCGGCGGGCAAGATGTCCGAGCAGCGGGTCACGTTTGAAGTCCGTGAAGAAGCCCGCATGGGTCTTCAGGACTGGTGGGCGGATCGTCTGGATACGTCGTTCTTCAACCAGATCGCCGGCAACACGGCGCAGTCGGACACGCGCTACACGGGCAACCAGGCGGCCATCGCCCCCGACAGCTCGCACAAGAAGTTCGTGAACTCCAACGAGTCCACGGATGCGTCTGTGTCCACCACGTCGCTCTTCACCCTGTCGGTCCTCGACAAGGCCCTGGAAGCGGCTGTAACGGCCTCTCCGCTGATCCGCCCGATCAAGTACCAGGGTCAAAACATGTACGTGACGTTCATTCACCCAGTTCAGGTGACGGACCTGCGTACTTCGACCTCGACGGGTCAATGGCTGGACATCCAGAAAGCGGCGATGCAAGGCGGTCGCGTGAACGACAACCCCATCTTTACCGGGGCTCTTGGCGTTTACAACAACATCGTCCTGCATTCTGCCTTCCGCATTCCCCAAGCCGTCAACGCCGGAACTTCGGCTGCGATTGCCTCGACCCGCAGGGCTGTTTTCTGCGGAGCTCAGGCGGCTGTGATGGCTTACGGCCAGAACAACCAGGATGGGGAAATGAGCTGGGTCGAAGAGCTTTTCGACTACGGCAACCAGTTGGGTGTTTCTGCGGGCCTCATCTTCGGCATCAAGAAGATGGTCTTCAACTCTGCCGACTTCGGGACGATCACCATCCCGACTGCGGCGGCCACCCACTAAGGAGACATAAATGGCTGGTCAACTCTTCTCCCTGTATCCGATTCCTTCGGGAGTCACGGGAACGCAGATCTCCGGTGGCAACAGCAAGGCGGTTGCGGGTAACTCCCGCGTCAACTCCGACGGCACGACTACGGTGTGGGGCGTTTACTCCACGACCGCTACGACGCTGTCGGTTTCGGATGTGGTTCACCTCTTCAGCCTGCCGGAAAACGCCGTTGTGATTGACGGCTGGATTTGCGGGATCATCAAGAGCGGCACGGGTACTGTTGTGAAGGTCGGCGTTCAAGCGGGTGGAAACCCATCTGCGACCGGCGTTTCGACAGACGGCGACCTGGCTGCTTCCAAGACCCTTTCCTCGACGCGAGTTCTTGTGCGTTTCGATGGAAACGGGGGCCTGCCGTACCAGACCGCTGCAATTGCGGCCGCGACCTACCCGAAACAGACGCCAGTTGTTCTTACGTGCGTTTCGGGCACGGTCACGGCCTCGGTGTCGATTGGTTTCTCGATTACCTACAACGCGGCCGGTCAGTAACACCTAGGGCCCTTCGGGGCCCTTTCTCTTTTGGGGGATCGTGCAGTCCGCAAGTGACGTCTTGCAGGAGGCGATGAATTGTCACGCCTCTGGCGACTTGGGTAGGGCCGAATATCTCTACTGCAAATTAGTCGCCCACGCTGAAGATCACTCGGCGGCTTACTTCGGACTCGGCACGATCTACGCTCAATGCCACTTGCACGGAAGGGCGATTACCTTCCTCAAGAAAGCTATTGAGCTCCAGCCCGACGGGAATGGCGCGATGGAAAACCTCGCCGCCGTCTATCGGGAAATGGAAAAGCGGGATCAGGCTAGGTATTGGGGCGAAAGGGCTTTGTCCCTGGCTAAAACGCCCCTTGCTCTCGCCAATTACTCGGGAACATACATCAACGATGGAAACCCCGAACTTGCATTGAAGTGGGCGGAAGAGGCGATTGCGTTAAAGCCCCTGCCTCAAGCCCTGAACCACAAAGCCCTTGCGCTGCTAGAGCTTGGGAGGTTTGAAGAGGGGTGGGAAGTCTACGACGCTAGACTGGACCTTCCGCAGATTCACCGGAGACCTTACAAGGCTCCTATGTGGGACGGAAAGCCGGTCAAGAGATTGGCAATCCACGGCGAGCAGGGTTTGGGGGACGAAATTCTGTTTCTCACCTGCCTCGCGCAGTTGAAGGACCGCGCAGAGGAAATCGCCATTGAGTGTGCGGGGAGGTTGGTAAAGCTCGTTCAAAACAGCTTCCCCTTCGCCAAGGTCTATGCGACCCACGAGGAATTAATTTCGGGGCTTGGTGAGCCCGATGCGTGGATTGCGATGGGGAGCCTCCCTCGGCTTTGTTGGCCCGTCGTTCCGAACACTTATCTTCGACCGACGAAGCAATTGCCGAAGCTAGGGAAAGTAGGTCTCTCGTGGAAGGGTGGGACGTTAGCAACGCACCAAGTGTTGAGAAACGCCCCTATCGAGCTTTGGAAGACCTTTACGGACCTCGACTGCATTTCGTTGCAGTACGGAGACGAAGAGGAAAACGCCAAGATTCTAGGCGTTCCGCACGACCCAGAAGCTATTGCGGACCTGGATCACCTCGCCGCCTTGATTAAGTCCTGCGACTTGGTCATCACGGTCTGCAACACGACGGTTCATCTTGCCGGCGCTTTGGGTGTTCCCTGCATAGTCCTTGTTCCGAGCGCTCCTGCATGGAGATACGGGATGAAGGGCGAGCTAATGGTCTGGTACGACTCGATTCGGATGGTCCGGCAGAGAGACGGTGAGGCTTGGGCATCGGTCATGCAACGCGCAAAGGAAAGAGCAATTGCTTATCTCCGAGAGCTATCGGGAACTGAACAAAGCCCTGCATAAAGCCAATCCGGCTTTTGGCATCAGCGGAGAAAAGTATGTGGCGCTCGTCCGACAGTTGATGGAGCAATACCAGACAGACGACATTCTGGATTACGGGGCGGGGAAATGCACGCTTGAGAAGGCCCTGGGCTTCAAGATCCACAACTACGATCCCGCCGTCGTCGGTTTGGATTCTTCTCCCGAACCGCATGACCTCCTGGTCTGCACCGACGTCTTGGAACACATCGAGCCGGACTGTTTGGCCGATGTCCTGAAGGACATTCATCGCTGCACCAAGAAAGTGGCGTTTCTCCTTGTAGCCACAAGGCCCGCATTGAAGTTTCTGTCTGACGGAAGGAATGCGCACCTGATCCAGCAGCCCTATTCATGGTGGAAAGAAAGCTTCAAGGAGGCGGGATTCCTGGAAAAGCACCATCAAGAGACTACGGGGGCGTTCTTCGTGGTCTGTGAGCCCTGATGGCGACGGCCGGGAACCTCTGCACCACGATCATCAGCGACTTGAATAGGGGCGATGTATCGATCTCGGACACTGTCCTGATCGATATTCAAAGCTCGATTCGGGATTATGAGTCTCAGAGGTTCTACTTCAACGAGCAGCTACTGACGGCGACTCTGTCGGCCACGGACACGTATGCGCTGAGCCTTTTCGACGCCTCCGGCTCCGGTGTCTCGGACATCGTCGAAGTGGACTTCATGGAAATCGTCATCAACTCCACCCGGAATTACAAGTTGGAGGAACTGACGATTGCCGACCTGGCGGCGCTTTCCTCAAACGCCCAAGGAATTATGGGCTATCCAACTCACTTCGCGGTCTGGAATCAGTCCATCAAGATTTATCCCGAAGCCAATTCCAACTACACAGGGAGGCTTTGGGCGCACGTCAAGTTGACGCCCATTTCCGCGTTCTCGGATTCAAACGCCTGGACGAACGACGCAAGCGAGCTGATCCGTAACGCCGCCCTCAAGAGATTGTGGGGCCGGAAGTTCAGGGACTATGACGCAGCCCAAGCTGCGGAGCGGGGCGAGCAAGCGGCTCTATTGGCTTTGCAGAGACGTACTGAGGCCCTAAGTGGGCAGAGGTTGGCCGGCTACCTGTGAAGCCGATGAAGCTGCTGGAGTTGCGAGATCTCCGTTATGCGCCTAACGGAGACTTCACAGACCCAAAAGTCATTCAAACAGCAATCAACCTCTCTCCCACTCCGAGAGGGGGCTACAAACCAGCTTATGCACTAGCAGCCAGTAATTACGCGACGGTCAGTAACGCCATTGGGGCCGCTGTATTAAAGCGCGCTGATGGGACTGTGGGGCTTTATGTCGGGACCACGACGGACCTCAAGGAAGGCGACGGGACGAGCGCTTGGACCTCTAGAGGCAAAGGTGGTGGGTACACCAATACCGCGACGAACTGGCAATTTGCAGTCTACGGGAACGTCGCCCTCGCCACGAATAACGTGGACACGCCTCAATACTCTACTGGAGCGGGGGTTGCTTTTGCGGATTTGACCGGCGCTCCAAAGGCCAAGTGCGTCGCGGTCCTGAATAACGTCGTGCTGTGGTTCAACTACGACAACGGCTCCAGGGTCTACGACGGGTGGTTTGGCTCTGATGCTGGCGACTATACGAATTACACGGCAACGGCTTCTAACGCTGTTGCTAACGGCAGGTTGACCGACACTCCCGGCCCCATCAACGCCGCCGCAACGATTAACGGAACGGCCGTCGTCTGGAAGTCGCGGGGCATGTATTTGGGACGCTTTACCGGCTCGGATCAAGAGTGGACGTGGCAGCTCCTGAATGCCGATGTTGGTTGTGTCGGGCCCGATGCTTGGGTGCATACGGACGCGGGGATTGTGTTTGTCTCTGAGAGAGACGTGTTCCTGTACGACGGCGCAAGTCTTCGGATCGTCGGCGGTAATGACGTGCGGCAGGACATCTTTGCAAGCCCCTACCGGCAGAACACGCTATCGCAGATCAAGCTCACGTATGAGCCTATCGAGGGCTTGGTCTACATCTTTACCAATCGCTCCGCGAGCGCCTCGGGCTGTGATTATGCGCACCTTTGGAATCACCTCACTAGAAAGTGGGGGACTGCTGGAGTTGGCGGAACATTTGGAAACGACACTTACACATACATCCGGGCCGTTTTCAGAAACCCCAATGCCACGGATGCGCAAACCCGGAACTTTACCTCCAGCTCTTCGATTGGAGCCGCTGCGGTCATCGAGTCAGGAGGAAAGCCGGTCGTGTTCTCCGGCGCGGTCGGTACTTACAGCTTCGATCAGGAATCGTCTCTAACAACGGCCACGATAGGAAGCTCGTCGCGGCGCACGACCGTAACCCGCGTGATTCCTCAATACCTCTCGACGCCTGGAACCGAGACGCTGGTGGTTAATACCGGGATCGTTGTTCCGACCGCCTCTAGCGGCGTGACGGCGACGTGGGACAGCACCAACCAGCGGTTTGATGTCATGGCCGACACGAGGTACGCGAGCATCGGCCACACGACCCTGACGGCTGAAATTGCCGGATATGACGTGCTCTATGAAGAAAGCGGTCTTGAGTGAGCAATCCCAACAGCCTTTGGGTGCCCCTTGTCTTGCCGGACCCGAAAGCGTCGGATTACCCGGAGCAACTGAACCAGGCGCTTGCGGCGCAAAGAATACAACTCGCGCTATTCATGGAGAAGGTGCTTTTGAATAACAGCCTTTCCCCTCTCCGGGTTGGTACGACAACGATTGACCAAGGCTCGGCGTCCTATACGTTCGCCTCGGGAACGACGGCCAAGAATGCTTTCAAGAACTTCTGCCTGCCGACCGTCGTAGCGACGACAAGCGCCTCACCTCAGACGGCGGTGTCGTACAACGGGAAGGGTGTCTTACAGGCCTTCTTCGGTATCTCGCAAAGCTCGGCGGGGACTTCTACCGCGGCCGGGGTCAACATGGTTATTGCAATCGACGGCGTCCAGGTTTGGGCCGGAGGTGTTTCTGCAAACAACCAGGTCGTTGCGGGGGTGGGACAGTTAGGCGTTACCGACCCGGTGAACGACTACGTAATCGCCTTGAATGACCCTGTTGGATTGACGTTTAACAAGAACGTCACGCTGTCGTTTGATTCCGCGACGAGCGGGCAGGCGGTTCAAGTGGGCTGGCGGATTCTCAAGCTGGCTTGAGGATCGAGCAAGTACCTCCTGCCCTTGTAAGGCGGGCATGGGGCTATGTGCGTCCTGAAGTAGAAAAGCTGTTGCAGAGGTTCCCCGACGACTTCATAGCCGAGGAACTGTTTTCTGACCTCGTTCACACCCCGCCCAAAGCGACTTTGTTCCTCTTGCTAGAGGACAAGCCTGTTGGGGCGTTTGTCGTGGAGCTGGTGACGGAGCGAAGAAGCCTTCGTCGGTTCCTGAATGTGTGGGTGCTGTGCGCAAAGGCGCAGATGAAGTACCGCGAGGAGGTCAAGGCTTATCTCGACAACCTCGCCAAGACAGCCAATTGCACGGAGATCGAGTTCCGAACCGCGAGGAAGGGATGGGTTCGGGCATTGCGTAATGACTTTTCGGTGAAGACCTACGTACTGACAAGGAAAATTCAATGAGCGGCGGCGGGACGACGAGCACTTCAACCCAGGGCATTCCGGGATTCGAGCAATACATGGGTCCGGTGATGCAGCTTGCGTCCAATTACATCAATCAGGGGTATCAGCCTTACACGGGGATGCAAGTAGCACCTCTGTCCCCGATGCAACAAGCGGCGATGGGCGGGATTGGTGGGCTTGCAGGCGGTACTCCGTACCTGAGTGCCGCAGGCGGAATGCTCACGGGGATGCTCAATTCCGATCCTGCCAATGATCCCTACACCAAGCAGATGATCGA